GATCAAGAGTATAGAGAAGAAATTGCAAGTATATGGCGGTGGAATGGGATAGATACGTAGGGCTTCCTTTTAAGCATCTAGGATTAGACTTAGAAAAAGGCATAGATTGTTTTAATCTAATTAAATGTATTTATAAAAATGAACTTGGAATAGAAATACCGTATACTACTAGAGACTGGTGTAAAATAGTAGATGATTACTGGTATCAAAATATTCACGAAGATTATATTAAAAAAGCGTCGTCAAAAGATTATGGCTGGAAAAGAGTAAAAGAACCAAAAGAGTTTGATGTAATAACTATGGTTCTGGGGTCTTCTACAATAACTAATCATTGTGCCATATACATCGGACATAATAAAATTTTACACACTTTTCAAAACCATAAATCACATACATCAGTTTATGGTAATTATTTTAAACAATATACAATGGGGGTTTACAGGTGGATAGGTTTACAAAATTAATTGAATCTTTTAAAGAGCATATGAAAGAAAATCCTAATGTAGAATGCTGTGGTATTATTACAAAGGATTTTTCTTATGTTCCCAGTAAAAACCTTAGTCCTCAGCCAGCAGACTCTTTTGTTTTAAATCCTACAGATTTAGTTAAATATTGGGATAATTGTTGGGGAATTTTTCATAGCCACCCTTTACACCATGATGACCTTCCTAGTGAAGAAGATAAAAATTCTGCTTTTTATAAAGAGTATAAATTTGTAGTAGGAAATTTAAATGGTTCTTTTTATCAATACTGGTTAAATGATCATAATATGTTAGAGTTTAAAGATTTTAACGAGGAGTCTTTGGTATGTTAATAACTTTGAATTTTCACCCGACTTTATATAAGTTTACTGGGGGTGTAAAGCAGCACAATATAGAAGTTGCTAAGTTAAAAGATATTAAAGATGCTTTAGTAGTCTTATTTCCTAAAATGAGAAGGTATGTCCACCTAATTATGAATAACTCTTTAGGGAAAGAAAATTTATGTTTAGTAAAACCTGATGGAACACCTGTAACTAGGAAAGAGTTTGAGTTTAACTTAGTTCAAGATGATGAGTACACACTTTGTCCTGTTATTGCAGGGGGAGGAAGAAAAATTCTTCCTATACTAATGATTGTAGCTGCTGTTGTTATGATTGCAGCCGCTCCTTATATCGCTGCGGGTCTTAATACTGCATTTGGACTTACTGGAACTGCTATGATTGGCACAGGTAGTATTATATCTGCAGGTATTAGTTTAGCTTTAGCTGGGGTGATGCAGTTACTAGCTACTCCTCCGAAACCTCCTTCATCAGATACGTCTAACTCTTCTCAGCAAAGAAGAAATAATGATATGTTTGATGCTATGGAAAATACTACAGACCCGAATACTTCGGTGCCTCTTATTTATGGACTTGCTAGAGTTCCAGGACAGATGTTAAGCGGTCACGTAGAAACTATGACTCATGGAGAGTCTGACACTATTTTTGTCAGAGATTTATTATATTCAAAAAGCTCTGAAATAACCAGAGTAGAGGGTGGATAATGACTATTATTTATATTGATGATAAAGCAGTCCCTCTTATTGAAGGAGGCGGAGGTGGTGGAGGCTGCTTTTCTGCTGATACTCTTATTGACTTTGATACTTATAAAAAACCAATTTCAGAAGTTGAAGTTGGAGATAAGGTATGGGCTTATGATGAAATAGGGGCTTTAGTTTTATCTTCTGTAACAGAAACCTTTTATCATCCTACAGACGAGATATATAGAGTAACTCATGAATATGGCTATTTAGATATAACTCCTAACCACTGGGTATTAAAAGAAGATGGAACCTTTCAAGAATTAAGAGATTTTGAAGTTGGGGATAATTTAGTAACAGATAATAATAAGCTATCTGAAATACTTTCTATTGAGTTTTTAAGAACTGACGAAGTTTATAACTTTAAAGTATCCCATTTTCATTCTTATATCGCTAATGGTATTAAAGTACACAATGGAGGTGGCGGAGGTAAAAGCGGTGGCGGTGGCGGTACAGAAACTCCAAATAATTTATTCTCAACTGATGTTTTATTTCTTCAACTTGGACTAGGCGAAGGACCTATTTACAGAATTAATCCTAATGGTCCTCAAGATATCGAGTTTAATGAAGGGCTTATTGATGACCTATTAATTAATGGTTTAGTAGATGATGAAAAGTTCTTTATATTTAATAACACAGGAACAGTATCTCAACAACCTCTACCTCTATTTGGTGATTTTGTATTTGTTCCTCAAAGACTATCTGGAGCGACTGAGCTTAAAAAAGGAAACTTAGATGGAATAGCTAGATCCTCTATAGATAAACAAAATACTAGTCCTACTGCTTTGACCGCTATTAAATTTTATTTTACTATCGGAGGACTTCAAAAACAAAACGATAATGGCGACATTTTAGGAAGTTCTGTTACAGTAAAGGCTACTGTTTATGATAGGACTGGAAACACTGAAATTGCTTTTAAAGAAAGAACTATTTCAGGAAAGACAAATGTTGCATATTCTTTTGATTTATTTCTTGCTATTCCAGCACAACACGTTTCTGATTTAGGTTATCTTTTTACAATAGAAAAAACAAGCGAAGATAATGCTTCTTCTAAAGTTTCAGAAAATGTTGCTTTCCAGGGCTGGACTGAGGTAATTGAGACTCCTATTGGGTATGTAAGAACAGCTACAGTTGGGTACGCTTTAAAAGCTTTTGCTGAACATAAAGGGTCTATGCCTGCAATTACTCAGATGGTAAAAGGCTTATTAATAAAGGTCCCTTCCAACTATAATCAGCCTATTTTAGAAAACGGAGAAATTGATTGGAGAGAGGTAGAAGTATCAGAGGATGATAGGACTACTTATCAATTTAGATTACAAAAAACGGGCGATACTCTTCAAAGCACACCTTTAATATATGACGGCTTATGGGATGGTCAATTTGTTTACTCCTGGACTCAAAATCCTGTTTGGGTAGTTTATGATATGCTTACTAATAATTCTTATGGATTAGGCATACCAGAGGATCACATTGATAGATATTCGTTTTATGACGCTGCTGTATACTGTGATGCTTGTGATATCACTACAGGAATATTTCAAGGAGTTGACGCAGCAGCAGACGGAACTTATCGCAATAAACCAAGGACAACTAAAAGTTCTATTTCTGAAACTTTACAAGGATTACCTTCTGGTACTTCTATTAAAGAGCGGCGGTTTATATACGATGGATCTTTAGGTGATAAAAAACAGGTTATGGATGCTGTTAATATAATCACAATCACTTTTAGAGCTATTTTATTCTATAAAAACGGAAAGTTATTCTTATTCCAAGACAGACCTGATAGTTTACCTGTAGCTATATTTAATGAGACTAATATACTAAAAGACACTATTAGTATATCAGGAATTGATGAAGAAGAATTAATTACTGGTATTAATATAACCTATACAGACCCTACTAATCACTATAGGCAAGAAATTCTTAGAATTGATGATGCTCGCGCATTAGACGAAAGAAACGGTATTGAAAATGTTGTTGATATAGCAACTGATGGAATAACAAGAAAAAGTCAAGCTATTAGATTAGCGCAATATATGATTGCTGACAAAAAATACTCTAGAAGAAAAGTTAATTTTAAAACCACTTCTGAAGCCTCTGAATTAAAGCCAGGAGATGTAATTTCTGTATCTCAAAAAAGTGCTAGTGTTTCTTGGGGTTATGGAGGCATTGTTTTTGAAGATACTCCTAGTAGCGGGGCTTCATTATCTAATATTAAATTAGAACATATTAGCGCTCCTTCTTTGACTAGCACCATCTTTACTGCTAATACAGGACCTCTAGCATTAAGAGTAGCTAGTACAAAAAATGGGCATGTTGATACTTACGTAATTAGTAATACTTCTTATAGCCTTAGTAATACTGCAAACGTTTCTGGAGGTACTGAAATCGCTGAAGTGGTTGCTTTATCTAAGTGGAATAATAAAAATAAAAGTTTTGATGCTATTATTTGGGATGATTTAAGCCGACCTAAAAGGTACGATGTCTGGTCTTTAGGAGAGATTAATGATCCTACCGATATTTACTCTTCCTTATCTGATAAGCTTTTTAGAATAATCAATCTAAAAAGAGATAAAGAAGAAAAAATTGATGTAGAAGCTACAGAGTATATCCCTACAGTTTATACTGATTCTGATACTTTGATTAACTACTCCCCTTTACTGTTTGATGATTTATTTGATCCCCTTAGAAAACCTCCAGCTCCTCAATTTACTCTTCGTTCGATTCCAAAAAGGGATTTAGATGGGTCAGTATATACAGATATTGAAATTAATGCTGTAACAGATAGAACTGGGTATTCAAATGAATTTAGAACTGAGTATTATCGGTCTAGACCTACTACCTCACTTAAGTTAATTTCTAACTCTACTCCTCAAGCATCTAGAGATATTGTAGAAATGAATTTAGACAATATTGAAGATGTAACAGAAGGAGAGACTTGTATAATTTATGGAAAAAATGGCTACTCTTTTGAGTTTGCGACTACTCGTTTGTTAGTTGATGGATATTCTAGAGTAGACGAAGCTCCTGATAAAGCAAATGGTAATATTTCTTTATCAGTATCTGGTTTTGG